CCGCCACCACTATTTGACGGTAAATACGAAGAATACAAAGGCGTTTGTTTATGTGTAGCATATTGACCAGTAACATTGTCGGGAGTTGTTGTATAACACTGCGGTTTAAAAATAGTAGAAGAAGTTATATCAAAGTTACCAAAAGTAACTTCTGGTGAGCAAAAGTATGCCCTTGTTGTTGTAGTGTAAGAGTTTGCTCCGCATGTAGGAACTATTCTTGGTATATATTTGTCATTGGAATCTTGAGCTGGAAAACCAATAAACCCCTGAGATACTATTGTTTTATCCTCACTATTTCTTACAGCCCTTACTATTCTATAACCGTATACGTCGCTAGGTAAATTCCTTACTCTAAACTTCGGGTATAAGACGTTTATATAAACACCAACATTTGTTCCAGATGTCCTTCTAAAAAATGTCAAAAAATCACTAGTATCATTAGTACCGTTTCCGTCTTTATCGTATTTTGTTGTACCATCAATATCAAACATTGATGGAAATCTTATGTCAGCTATCCATTTAACATCAGAAGGTCTTCCATACTTATCGAAAAATTGTATTCCAAATCTGTATATTTCATCTCTTTTATAACCTACAAAATTAGAAGCTATGATAGGACTATTATAACCACCGAAGTTTGTATATGTTGTTGAGTTATTAAAGAAATCTTTAAAATCTTTTATATCACTTTCATTATTTTGATCTATTCTTATAGACTTTATACCAAATTCATATTCTATGTTATAACCCTTGCCACCAAGAAGATAGTAACTACCACTCTTGAATTTATACTTACAAGGATTCATAGAAGAGTCCTGTGTTTTTTTACTTGCGGCACTATTATAATCATTTCTGTAATCATACTCTTCTGGTATTGATTTGACGTTATAAGTACCTATAACAGAATTATCAGACACTTTTCTTAATTCCCACGTCATGCTATCTGCCCAGGCATTGTCATTTGCATAACCAGTAAGCTTCATATACGTGTCTATTAACACGTTATTATATAACGTCTTACCATACGTTATGTAATTACCATCATTATTTGCCCTAAAAGCTTTTGCGTCAAAATCTACCTTAAAGTCTTTCTCTGAAATATTTGCAGCAAACAATATGTTATCCTTAAAAGATAGGTCAGAACAAGCAAATAATCTTTTAAACACAATACCAAATTCTTCTAACGTAATTTCACCGTTATAATAACCATTATCAACTATAGTTATATTTTCCTGATCTTGACCAATCTTAAAATCATCTATTATCTTTATCTCTGGTACAGAAGTTCTATCTTTATAGTATATTGATATTATCCTTATATAGTCAAAGTCACCACTATTATCAAACTCTATACTTACCCTTATAGCCTTATTAGAATTGTCATCTTGTACTCCGCCATAGCTTTTCGTATTTACTGAAAGACTAGTATTGGCTTTTATAAGATTAAAAGGTATACTAGCTGGGGAATAGAAAGTCTCTGCTCCCCTTTTCTTGAACAATTGGTAGGCATATTGATATTTACCAACTTTTAACGACCCGCCGGTGGTAGCAATTACTTTTGGTTGTTTAAATTTGTTTAATTTTATAAGCTCAAAATCTACAGCTTTATAACTAGAAAGGTTTGGATCTGCTATATTACAATATCTAACATTGTTTACATTATCAGTCCAATATATCTTCTGAACAGACTCGCTTTCTTTTCTATAAACACCGCGTATCTCATAGCCAGGTTTAAAATACAATCTACCAAGTGCAGCACTATCTTCATATAACTTTGTTATGTATGTTATTCTACCATCGCTATCTACACCAACTTTGTATATGTAACTAGTATAATCAGAAGCACTTTCTGGATATAGTGTAAAATTAGCTTTTGTACAAAACACAACGAAGAAATCTATGCAATATATTGTACCAACCACAAGCGTACCAGATGGAAGATACGTTCCTAAATCTTGTTCAACCATTGAAATACCGGAAACCAAAGCAGCTTGATTAGAAACTTTGTCTGTAGAAAGCTTGAAATTTTTAGCCATGAGGTACTTATTACCGGTTACAGAACTTTTGTCTGTATCGGTATCCATTCCACCAGTAAAAGTATTTATAGAAAATTCCATAGTATTTAAATATTCTTATTAAAACCCCTGCCCTTATAAGAGTGTGTGTACATTTGCTGCATTCTATCAAGATTAGAAAAGAATGTATCATGTTCACTGATAGTGGGTATAATCCTTAACCACAAATTCTTTATAGATTCTAACTGTTCTACGTCTGGCATCATACCTTCTGCATAAGCCTGCTTCCTATAAAACTGCCATTTTAATTCTGCGTGATAGTAAACATCTGGTTTTATTTGACCAGAAACCCACTTTGGATACAACAACTTCATGGTTATATACCAGTATATGGCTTCTTTATAAGCTGAATTGTCGGGTATCTTTGGATAACCCTCTTCATCTGTAGGCATTGCTAGATATGCCATAACTATATAACCGGTTTGCATGTTGGTCTTTATATAGTTATTGTTTATTGTAAAGACAACACCCTCAGTAAAAGAGGTATTACCATCAGATACATTATTTATATCTGTGATATTATTTTTACTAAGTATATACCTCATAAGTTCTGCTAATTGCGGCTCTGCCTGCAATTTTGCCATAGAGTCTTGATAGCTTAAATCAAATAACGTCATTGTCCATATAATGTCGTTAAGAGTAATAAGAGCTGAGGGATTGTCTAGATAATTAGAATCGTCTAGTTTCATAGCTGCAGTAAGTCGCCTATTAGTATCAAACGAACCACCAGAATATCTCATAGGATAAAAAGGTCCTACAGCCGTTTGTGAATAAGCTACCTGTACTAAACTATGAAAATCATCAGGTAATTTTGCCTGATAATTGTCTACAGTTAAAACGTCTTCACCAGCTTTACCAGCAACTTTAAGGATATATTGATTATAAGACCCAATCTTTTCCATAGCTTCGCCACACCACTCAATCATGTCAGAGATTCGTTGAGCCTCTTCCTGAAGGTTAAGGTCTGTAAAAACCTTTGCTATAATTTCCCTAACGGATGTATATTTATATATCATTTCTATTATTAATTTTGGTATTCAAAAAAATCAACTTTATTGTCTATAATCAACCTTGCCAACTTTCTCTTCAATGTCCTTGTAGCAGAAAATGCGTAGTAGTATTTAAACTTTATTGTGGAGTTAGTTTTATTCCACCTAAAAAGATATTTGAAACCACCAGTGTGGTCATTAAAGAAACACACTTTTTTACCAACCTCCAATGTAGTTTTCCAATCTATTGGCATAGTAAGAATATTAGAACTACTAACCTTTTTCTTTATAATCTGTAAAACACCAAGATTGTTTGGCATTTTAAACTTCTTACCCTTGAACAAAACCTCTTCTATTATAAACGAAATATACTCTTTCCAAATATTGGAAAAAGTATTATAGTCAACATAATACAAATCTTCACTACCACCAATGTTCTTTATGTAATCTTTGTATATGTCTACTATGGTTATTGGGTTCTGTACTTTATTCTTACCTCTACCAAAATACATAGTACTATTTCTTATAATTTTGCTGTACCCTATTTGCAGAATCGTTAACAGTATCCTGCGGTGTTTGTACAGAAATAGAAAGTTCTTTCTGTAAAATGAGTTCTTTCAGTAATGGTACAACGTCTATAGGTATTGGATATTTATCATTTGCTGTATAAGTGTGTTCAGTTATATCACCAGATTGGAACGTGTCTACCTCTGTTGGAACTTCAAACACACCCCTTATTCTAACGTAATATAAATCTTCATGGCATCCTTCTATATAGATATAATCGTCTTTTAAATAAGCAACCATATCATTACCAGTATACTTTTTATACTTCTGATACCTTGCCCTTTTCTGTGGAACAAACTGTATCTCTTCACCCTCTGGTGTTTCCACAGATACTATACCTGGTTTGAATATAAAATCTATTGTTTTAGGGATCTTATACTCTGTTCTAAAAGTATAAAGATTTGTCTTAACTTCAGATAAATCATTTGCCAAATCTACTTCTACAAGTTTTACTATAGGAATTTCTTGAATGTAAGCGGGGTTTAAACTTTTACCCCTATCTATATCCTTCTTGAGAAGTATAGCCCTATACTCGTGTATCCACTTTTCTATCTGATTTGGTGATATATTTTCAGACGCCACTACTTGTGAACCTCTTATTATTTCTAACAGATCTCTCTGTATTGTATTTAAAGATACAAAATTAATCATTGTTACATTGTTTAAACATAATATACATCAAGTGCCATATCTAAGTCAGTTTGAATACCCAACGATAAGTCCTTACTATTACTGATGTTAAGAGTTAAATCAGCACCGTTATGTACTAAAATAGTTATATTTCCATCAAGTATTCCCATAGAATTATGAAGTTCGTTTTGTTACAACATCTACAATTTCTATTATAAACTGGTCAGAGTTTGAGTTTAAAGAACCACTCTCGAAGATTTTAAAATCTGCTTTATATTTAGAAATATTGATATCCGTGTCTGTGGCAGACAGCTCCAAAACTGTTTTACCATTTGTTGGATCGGAGTGTACTGTAATAGTCTTTTTAATAAGCGCTAAATCATCGTCACCAGAATTATCGTTCAACTGCTTTACTGTAAAAAACACTGTTTTACCAGTTAGGTTTATAGGCACCCTATTTGCTTTAAAAGTTATATTAGCTTTAAATATCGTGCCCTTTTGTATCTTTACCGTAATATTCTTATCCATCTTATTGTTTCTTTTCTAAAACAACGTGTATGTCGTTTACAACGTTTGTATAATGTTTAATAGCAAAATCCCTAGCGCTTTGTGCTCTAGACGCCCACTCGGGATTCATATCATAACCGTAATTAAAATCAAAATTAGATTTTATACTATAATGATCCAAACGATTAACCTCTCTCCACTGCCTATTAAAATATAAAAATGTAGCTTCACTTATAGCTCTTTTATGTGTGGGGTCTTGCCAAGCTCTTATTGAATTATAATAAGGAGCTATAATTTTAATTTTTCCACCTGGTTTCAAAATCCTATAGCACTCGTCCATGAATTTTATAAGATCGTTTGTGTGTTCAACATAGTGTGAACAGAATATCTCATCTACAGACTCGTCTTTCCAAGGCCACGGAAATTTTTCTAAGTCCACCGTAATATCAGCAGCTTCTGTCTTTACAATATCAACACCTACAAAGCCTTCAATTTTAACATTACCACAGGCAAGATTCAGTCTCAAAGGAGTATTATCCTGAGATTTAACTTCAACCTTGTTATTTTCGCTATTTTTAAAAGCGTTTTTCTTAACAGTTTTCTTATTCATAATTACCAAATTATATCGTTTTCAGCATCATAATGTCCTACTTTAATCCTAGTATCACAGGCAAATTTATAACCAGCCTTACTAGCTTTTTCATAAAAATATAGATCCTGTGTCATCAATGCAGAACCCTTACTGGGATCATGCTCTTGAAGAGTTTTAAACCAAGGCTGTTCTATATTTTTAAACATATCTATTTTAAACATATTAAAACCCATTCCGAGACCACAAGCTGGTTGTAGGGTATCAGGCTTCGGAACTTGTGGTATATAATTTCTAGGAAACACTGCGGGATCCCCATAAATCATTGGTTGTCCTCCCTCGCCCTTTGTCCAGTATAAACCACCAACAACGTCAAAATATTCCATGTCCTCGTATAACTTCAACAATCCATCTGGGGGAGGTATATTATCTTCTTCTATTGTAAGCATATACTTCCAATTCTTTAAATCTGGATTATTAAGTATCATTGAGACCATACTGTTATAGGCCTCACCAACTTCCATACCTATTGCAAAAAGAGGTCCAATTACCTTTTGATTCATGGGTCTTAACATCCCCATCCATGATTGTACAACTTTAGCGTGTATGTACCCCCTAGTAGGGCAAACTATTATAGTAGACAAATCCTTATAAGTACCGGCTTTTTTAAGCCTGTTTATAGAATTGTCAATATCCTTGTTGTGAAATCCAACAGGATCTACAGTAACTATCTGTGGTTTATTATCCATAAATATAATTAAATTAAATTTCTACACCACTTCCGCTGTTATAGAGATTAGAAATCTCTTCGGTAGTTAAGGTTTTATTGTCAAACACCAACAAACTGTCTATATAACCAGTAATATAATACGAAGATGGACTTCCACCAACAATAATATTTACTTTGCCAACATCTCCAGACGGATCTGATCCTTGACTATAATATAACGACAGTGTCTTTTCTACGTTGTCTATGTATATCTTATGTTGGTCTATTCCAGACAATGTTCTGTCTATTGTAAACACTATAAAATGCCAATTTCCATCTACTATTAATGATTGCGGTACTGTACACTCACTCTGTATCTCATTGTTACCACCAGAAATTTTCAGATCGCCTATTCTTATGTAAAGAGTTGAAGAAGGACCGTTTGTTATATATAGCCTAATGTCTGGACTCCCAGTGCTACCAACAAATCTTACCACATATTTACCTAATGGTACTACAGTGGTTTTTAACCACACGCAAAACGAAACTTTTTCGTGCAGATATATATGACTGGAAATGTCTGGAATTTGTATAAAGTAAGTACCGTCAAAATAAGCACAGTTACTACTAAGTATGCCACCAGAACTATGAATATTTGGCAAGCCGTAATCTAACAAAGACACCCCTGTTGTGCCAGAAGTGTCATAGAAATTACCAGAAGTCTCGTTGAATCTAAAGCTTGCAGCAAGCCCGTCTGCTCTAAAAGCTTTGGCAAATTTATATTGTTTTGGGTCAAAACTAGTACTCATAGTGTTAAGATTGTGGTTCTGGATAATGTTCAAAATTTGCTTTTAATTGTCCTTTGGCTTTTATAAAAATTATACTGTATGGTAGAAAATCATTAGTACCAAAAGCACAACCCTCATGAGGAGTTTCATAAACATTCCATGTAGATTCTGCCCACAAATAGGGGAATTGTTGACCTCCGTTTATATTGTATGACGAAACAACATCTGATTCGCTATCACACCACCACTTACTGTCTACGGAGGATTGTGTTATAAGTTTCGCTGATATATTGCTGCCATCAAGCGGCATGTCCAATTCAAAGCCGTTAATACTAAAATCAATGCTAATGGTAGAATTACTTGCATTTACTGCTATTATATATAAAGTTGTACCATCTGCAGACATTGTTATAAGCGTTGGTGTAGTATCAAATGTTTGTGTAGATTGAGAACTTTCGTAATTATGTAAAACGTTATTTGTTAAAGAGCGTGTAGTGCCGCTATATGTACACACATAGTCACCCATATATCTAGAAAAATAATACCTTAACCAATATCTTACTGATGTTTTACCAGTTAAGTTTATCCACCCATTGCCGTACAGCGCATCGTACCACCAACCCCTTGGCAAAACAGCTTGTGACTTGTTGTCAACCAATCTCCAGTTACCAGCAGCTAGCGACAATCCATTTTGTATTGTGTATATCAACCTCACAGCTTCGTGGCATGCCCCGACTATATTACCATTTCTTGGATGATACTCGCCATCATAATCGTCTACACCCTGTGAGTTAACTTGCGGTGCCCCAAACGAATATAACCTCCACTCTGTTTCATAAATTGGTTTTATAGAACCGTTAACTGTTTTTGTATAATTATTAAGAGCCGCATAATCTTGTAAGACAGCTTTGTTTAGTGGAGATATTGCCCCGCTAATGCTTGGGTAGTCTCTCCAGTCATTCCACGCGTAGAAATGTGGGCATACAAAATCATATTTACCAGCACACCCATTTATAACTGTTTGCGCCCAAGAACTAACCCTTTGCACAGCAAGCCCCAATTTACAACTACTATCTGCTGCTTTAGCTGCAGTATAAACACTGTTGAAATATGAAACATATTCACTTGCCGGATTGAATACACCGGTATTTGTATAATATGGTTCATTTGCTACTTCCCAATTCTTAAATCCATACCCCTGATTTTTATTTTGTGTCAGAGCGTTTGTATAAATTTGTGTAGATGGTTTTGAGGATTCTTGGTAGTGTTCTAGAGATAAAACAACTTTATCAGTTGGTATATTTAAATGATTGCACAAATAATAAGCTCTATTAACACCATCGGTAACACCACCACTCAATGACCTAAGATTATAGAAACGAGTATATTTTAAATTAAGATCTTGCAGTAATGTCTTTGTAGCCGTTTCCATTTTCCAACTACCAGTATTTGTAACATAATCGTCTAAATTGAATATCGACACGCCCAAATTCTCCGGAGTTGTTCTATGTCTAACTTTATGTGCATACCCTGTTATAGAAGGATCGCCTGTAGAATAAATAAAAGGTTCGTATAAAAAAGTCATTCCCTCCGGGAGATTGTTATACTCACCTGTTTGACCACCAGGTGTATAAGTTCCAAACCTAAAGCATTTATTTATATTTAGACTTACAGACATATTATGATACTTTAATATAACCAACTTTAAACCCAAACACTTGGCTGGACCCTAAATCTCCACCTTCCCAATCATCCAACCCCGTAATATCGTCTGATAAATAACCGGCAAGTCCAGCTTGTCCAGATGTTATACTACTATCTGTTGCAGAGACTTTAGTAACACCGTTTACTTTTCCAACAATAGAAGTACCATTACATTCTATCCTAAGAACATCGTTAACAGTTGTAGTATAGGTCGCGTTATCAAGTTCTGTAACTGTTCCATTAACAGATTTTATTAGATAACAACCTCCATTGTCATCAGCATAAAAAGCGTAATATGTAGTGGCGCTTGTTGATATTCTGGCAGCTACTCCATAACAATGATATCCAGACGTATCCCTAGCCACTATAACAGCTTGAGAATACTGATCATTACCCAAAGATGCGTTATACCTATAACAAGATTCTCCAGCATTTACAAAATCATCGACACAAACTCTGGTACCACCTTTTGTAGTAAACCTGCCTATTACTTTTACCCAATTACCAAGTCCATCAAGATCTTGGTTTTGTGTGTATGTAAAACTGTCTGTATAAGTAGCCATATTAATTTTTATTAGTAAACATTACCATAACCTAGCCTATAATACATCTTCCTACCATCAGCAGTTACTTTTGATATAGCTTCACCATTGCTAATAGTAGTAGCATAGCCATTGCCCGCAAAATCATAACCACCACCAAAATGCAATTGTGCAGTACTAGACGCAGGATTTATAAGCAACCTTAAAGTATTACCCTGTAAATTTACAATTACATTAGAAACTGAAAAACTATTACCAGAAGTACTTTGTTTTAAAGCTAAAAAGTATTCCCCAGCAGTTAGGGTAACATCTGGTATGGGTATTTCTACTAATTTTATACCAGTAAATATACTACTACCATTACTTATAGTAGTGGTATTACTAGTACTGTATACATTAACTCCACCAGTACTGTCTTTATAATAAGCAATACCATAGGTTTGAGTAGCTCCAACAAAATTGTAAGAAAAAGTAAGAGCTGCTGAGCCACTTGTTACAGAACTAAATAATGTACTAGCAGTATTACCAGGATTATCATATCTTTCAAACAAAGTAAAGTTATTTGTTAGATTAAAAGAATTTGCCAATGTTGTTGCTGCCGTAGCGTTACTTACAGAAACACTGAAACTTTCTAACAATTGTAGTTTATTAAATACTACAGGAAATGGTATTTGTACAGCATTTACAACAGTCCTATTTGTACTAAATGATGTTACAGAAGTGGCTGTATTCAACCCACCCATACCAAAATTAAACGGATCGTAACCAGTTAAGGTATAACCACCATCACCGCCAGGATTTGCAACGCTGATCGCAAGACCGTTTGAGTCTAGTGTAATGCTAGCATTAGTTGCAGACGTGCCTGTACCAGCAAACCTAGTAGAACTACTCAAGGCTATTGCTTTTGGAACTCTTGCCGCTATACCAAATGTATTACCGTTTGTTGCTGTACTAATTGTAGTGTAAAAAGCTACATATTGACTAGCTGTTAAAGTAGCATCGTTTAAGAGTCTAAAATTGTCTGTAAATGTTGTACTATCCTGACCAGCGTAGATTGTTACTGTATTTGCTGCACCACCGACATTAACAGAAGCACTAACCGTAGTACTAGAACCATTTGTTGACGTACCAAAAGTCACACCGTTGGCGTTTGAAAAATACAAAGACCTTTCTTCATGAGATGCCGTTATAACACTATTGTTACTCATTCCAAATGAAAGACCGTTGGAATTACTAAAAACAACAGTTCCAGTGGTATTTGCAGTTTGTGTACCTGCCGCAAGTATATTATAACTACCAACACCACCAGATGGAGCAGAACCGGTTACAGTCGAACCAGTCAACCCCAAGGTTATATTACCAGAACCATTAGAATTACCAGCCCAGACTATTGGCATCGTTGAGTTTGCTGTGGAGTTTGTAAATTGTACAGAGTTATAACCATCTGCACCAGCTCCAGCACCCCCATTAATTTGTATTATACTAGAATTAGTACCAGTTCCTGCACTTACAGTTATATTATTGCCACCAACCAACCTTATACTATTACCAGAAGCAGTAGACTGACCAGAAGTATTTCCTGAAAGTACAAACAACCTAACGGCGTCGTGTGATGCAGTAATTGTTGTCGATTCGCTACTAACACTAGCCCCAAATGTAACACCATTACTATCGTTAAAATATATACTACCGGCTCTACCGTGTATATAAAAAGCAGTAGTATTTGTTCCAGAAACCGTTACATTGTTACCGCCATATATCCTTATTGTATTACCAGACAAAGTGCTGTCGCCAGCATAATTACCAGATAACCATATCCTACCGACAGCCCCAGTAGTTATTGCAGACGTAGCACTTGTGTGTTGGAATAACGTGGATTGGCTGGTATTTATAGCATTACTAGTTATATTACTTGTTGCCGAAGTGTGTTGAAACAACGATGATTGATTAGTATTTAGTGCGTTTGAAGTTATAGCGCTGGTAGCAGATGTTTGTTGGAACAAAGAAGATTGTGACGTATTTACATACGGATGGTCGTGTGTTGATTGAGAAAAACTAGCAGTAACTACAGAATTGTTAGACATTCCAAAGGTAAAGCTATTGCTGTTTGAAAACACAACAGTCCCAGTTGTGTTGCCTGTTTGAGTACCGGCTGCAATAACAACAAGACCATCACCGCCACCAGCCCCAGTTGCTGCAGATAAACTTATAGACAACCCGTTAGAAGCGGAGTTTGTAGTACCGCTTAAATTGGTTAGATATAATGAAACATTACCATGAGTATGAGTACTATAAGCCGCATTAGTTGTTATTGCACTAGTAGCAGATGTGTGTTGAAATAGTGAAGATTGGCTAGTATTTAATGCTCTTGAGGTTATTGCACTAGTAGCAGACGTAAGTTGGAATAACGAGGACTGAGACGTTTCTATGTATGGATGGGCATGCGTTGATTCAGAGAAACTAGCAGTGATTATTGAATTATTAGACATTCCAAAAGTAAAACTATTGCTGTTTGAAAATATCACCGTTCCGCTGGTATTACCGGTCTGTGTTCCAGCAGCTATAACAGCTCCACCACCTCCACCAACCGTTTGAGCTGATAGACTTATACTTAACCCGTTAGAAGCAGAATTTGTTGTACCACTTAAGTTAGTTAAATATAATGTTGGGATGCCGTGCGTATGTGTACTATAAGCAGCATTAGTAGTTATATTACTTGTTGCAGATGTAAGCTGAAATAGTGAAGACTGGTTTGTGTTTAATGCGTTTGAAGTTATTGCGCTGGTTGCGGATGTAAGTTGAAATAAAGAGGATTGGCTTGTATTTACTGCATTTGACGTTATGGCGCTAGTATTAGAAGTGTGTTGAAATAGACTAGAACTTGCTGTTTTAACATAGTCTGTAGCAGCGTCTATTCTCAGTTGAGATGTATTTGTACCAGAAAATGTTACACCATTACCAGCAATTAGCCTTATCAAAGAACCATTTACAGTACTATTACCACTTGTATTGCCAGAAAGCTCAAAATTAGCTGTAGCACCACCCAAAACAGAAAGTGTCACAGTAGTCGATATACCACTGGTAGATGTACCAAAGCTTATGTTATTAGAGTTTACAAAATATAAACTGGCTTCTGGACCTATAAATCTTATAATACTGTTATTAGAAGCGCCTATTGTTATATTATTTGCTGCAGATAATGCTATAGTACTACCGGATGCTGTTGTATTATTTGTAGTATTACCAAGTATAACAAAAGAACCAACACCAGCACCGCCACCACCAGTACCAAGACTTACAGAAGCTGTTATTGTAGTACTATCGCCACTTGTACTAGAACCAAAAGTAACTCCGTTAGAATCTGCAAAGTATAAATTACTAGAAACAGAAGTATAAAAATAATTTCCGCGCTCGCTAGTATTCATAAACACGGAGCTAGAGTTTAATGTTATATAACCAGTATTTACACTAGCTATTATACCACCAGTTCCGGTTAACCAGCTTACGCCATTAGAATTAACAAGTTTTAAAGTTTCAAAACTATATGTTCCATTTGGTGCACTTACTACTTGATTAAGTTGTGTAGATGAAAACGACGCTGACGCAGTAATTATACCGTTGTTTATTCCAAACGAAACGTTGTTGCTATTAGAAAGTGTTAGGGTTGTGGCAGAAGTAGATGCACCAGAGTTAACAACCAGTGCATTTATACCATCTGCAGCAGCAGTACCAGTTACTGTACCACCAGACTGCCCTATTATTGTTATCGTATTATTATCTTGACTTAATGTTATATTACTACCAGCAACTAGATAAAGTGTACCAGATGAAATTTCTGAAGTTGTACCGGTTGTATTACCATCTATTATTAGATTGTGAACATTCTGTGTTTGAATACTTTGTGATGTAATAGCGTCATGACTAGCTGTCATTGTGTTGCTATATAACCCAAATGAAATACCATTTGCATTAGCAAATACTACCGTACCATCTGTAACCGTAGACGCTGCAGAGCCAGCTATACCAGAAATACCAGTTTGCTGTTGCGGAACATCTGGACCAACTATGTTTATGGTATTACTGTTATAAGTTACAGTTATATTGTTTAATCCTTGCACAAGAACTATGCCTGTTTGAAATGTTGTGTCTGAGACTGCTGGGTATACAACATTTTGTAATGTCGTTGAAAAATCCGCACCTATTGTTATAGAATTATCACTTTTAGAAAGTGTCACATTATTACCAGCTTCTATATAAACACCCTCATTGTATATAACATTTGAACTGTCCGTACCACCAATAGAAAGAGCTTTTATAACAGATGCTGGACCACCTATAACTATAGTGTTTGAAGTGTTTTGAATAGATATGTTGTCTGTAGCGCTTAAAGAAAGTGTACCAGACGAGCCGTTTAAACTGACAACAGCTTGAGAATTTAAATTGTCTATACTGGCAGTTATCATGGAATTGCCAGACATACCAAAACTAACACCGTTTGAATTAAAGAATACAACCGTACCACTGGCATTTGCAGATTGAGATCCGGCAGATATTATATTACCAGCTATACCTATGTTGGGAGCACTTAAAGAAAGACCATTGCTGTTAGAGGTACCAGACAAATTGGTTAACGCTAGACTACCATGGGTGTGAGTTGAGTTTGCAAAAGTGTTAGCAGAGGTTTTAAAATAATTATCTCTCTCTGATGCCATCATATAATTGGTAGAATTGGCTGTACCAGCTGTATCACCAATTATACTAAATCCGTTGGAAAAAGTAGAAAAGGTAATATTATTACCCGGCTTTATTACCAACGTGCCAGTAGAAAATACTGTAGAGGCACCGTCTATTGATACGTATCTTACCCCATCTAGATAAGATACTATCATTCTAGCCAAATCAAACCTATTATATACTTTGTATGACATTTATTATTCTTGTTTTAAAGTTTCAATTAAATTCTGTTGATACCTAGGTGACTCTATATTGCTTAAAGCTTTAGTCACAGCAATGTTAACAATTTCATCATGTGTATGCTCTGGCATATCACTATCAACCTTTTGCATTGTTATTACGGGCGTACCAGATTGTGTAGAGTACGCGCTCACACCACGAACACCTATAAAGTATTCGTTTTGGTTATACAAACAATTATCATACTTAATACTACCACCAGTAACTTTATAAACCTTGTCTTCTTCTATTGAAGTTGTGGTATTTGTAAGAGAATTTACTGACATTGGCTTTGCTAAATATGTTAAATCATAGTATACAGGTATATAATTACCATCGGTAACCAACTCAACCATATTATCCCTAAACAATCTTATAGGTCTTGCATAACCATATTGTAAAACATGTTCTCCAAGCGGATCTTCAAAATCCATGGAAAACCTGTTTAAATCACTATCTTTAACAGGAAATCTCTTATTTGTTATAGTACTTCCTGGAATGTTTATTGGATAAGTAGCATTTGAATAATAAAACATATAACCAACTCCACCTTCTCCTTTATACTTTTCTTCTAAAATTATTTCTGTAGAACTGTTTATACTATTTACCTTAGATATATTTTTGAATTTACCATTAAAGAAATCATTGTCTAATATAACCCACAACCCAGTAGACATGTATCCTTGTAGTAAATTAAAACCACTCATGTCACCAGTTACAACATTAGAATTTTTTGTAAATGTTGCTTTTATTATAACACCACCCTGCGAGTAATTAAACATAGGTGGTATGTTTATATCATAGGAATAAACACCACCAGTAGGAATTTCTAAGCATGTGGACTCATTCAAAACTATCCACATAGGTCTTACGTGCCTTATACCGTTTTCGGTGTTGATTATTTTTTGTTTAGTAGGAAGAAAACCAAGATAAGAATTAACCCTATTACCAACATCAAACCTACAAACATAATCTTGGTAAGCGTATGACCTACACTTACTCACGCTATTCATTTCTATTAGTGTATTCTTAACAAGAGTCTTTAGATCTTCTGTCCTCTTTTGGGTTTGCTCGAAAGCTTCTTGCTTAGAGTTGGCACCGCTGTACCTTGTTTTAACAAATTCCCTTGTAGCAATATTTAGCCAATAGTCTATTTCTTCAGGCAAAAAGTCCGGGTATGACCCAGAGGTTGTCTTGTCAAGCCCTATTCTAAAGGCTATGTGCATTTCGTCTATATTCATTGCTTATTTCTTTATTTTTATATAATCTTCAACGTGTATAGTATCATTATTACACTTTGAATAAACAACAGCTCTATAATAGGGCTTCCATTTAAAAAACAAAAATTTCTTGTCGTAACCCTTTACATTAACAAATACAGTTAGCTCGTCTTTTATTGCAACGTTTTCTATGTCCACGCCTTGTTTGGTAACCATTCCAGAAACCTCAAAACAACCTTTTGGGGCTACAAACTTTAAAGTATCACCTTTGATTATATTATAAATTGTAGAATCTTTGAATTCTATTCTATAAGCTACAGTATCCTTATAGGTATACGTAGATTGAACAACCTGAACACCAGGTTTTAATTTTATATTAAGGTTTTTTGCTATACTATCTAGTTTGTAATTGTATTTTCTAAACTGGTCAACAGTAAGTTCCTGAAGCCTAGAGTTTTCATCTACTACAGCTATGTAGTTATTTTCACTTATTCTAAGACTTTCTTGTAAAGCCTTTATTTGTTTATACTGCATTATATTGGTTATACCAAGCAGTACAAACACGCCTATAGCAAAAAGTAGAACCTTAATATTATTAAACATAATATTTATTTTTCAAAAATTTTATTACCTATTTTCAAAGCAGAAAATACCCCAGAGAATGAACCAAAGATTAACGCCAAATCACTAGCAGTAACTCCTTCTTTAAAAGAATATGCTGTCGTAAATACAATGGACCATAGAATACCAACCGCAAATATAAGTCTTGTAATACTAAAAACATTAACATCTTCTTCGAAGAATCCTATTTTAGTACTCTTCGTAGATTTTTTTTCGTTCTCCATTTTCATCTACTTTAATAACCATTTTCATAACTTGACCCCTGTTCTTTCCAAACCTGTTGTAACTTATATGTATCCAATTTATATTACCTTTATCATCAATGTCCTCGGCTATAAGTTGGTCAAACTCAATATTTTTTCGTATCCAATCAAACGCTTCTTTGTTTGTAACATTCCTTTTATAGACTTCAAAGTCTATATCTATAGCAGCACTGCCCTCTAATGCCATATGCTGGCTTGTTTTTGAACCACCAATGGCTTTGTTAAGTTTTTGTGACCTATAGAAAGAGTGAATGTAAATTGGAACGCCAAATTTCTCCCTTATAGGCTCAAAAACTTTCTCAGCCAACGCCTTCATATTTTCAAGGTTATCCTTATCTGGCGTGTTGTCAATCCTCAACCTTTTAGCCTCTGGACTAAATGTTGCCTCTTCGTAACTTATATGTTTACTTATATTTTCCATTATCTAGCAAGCAACTTAATGAAATCAAAAATACCACTAGCAAGTAATAAAAATAAAATACCGGCTATGGTAAGCATTAAAATTTTTGGTTTTGAAGAAAACATTCTAATAACTTCTATATCTTTTTTTAAATTTTCTAAATCTTCTTTGTAAACTTTTATAGGATTTGCTATATGTTCTTTTTCTATAACATCAACCCTATTTTCTAAATCGGTAACCCTACCGTTTGTTTTAGTGACCTGTTGCAATATGGCCTCTAATTTATCATCTATTTTTGAAAGCTTAACAGCCAATTCAATATCATTCATTTTAAACAAAATAAGGGGGCTCCTTTGAGGAACCCCCAAATTATACATTAGAGTACATAGTACTCAATAAACAACGTTATATCACCAGCACTAAGGTCGGTGTTGTTAGATATACTAATAACAACATCCTTGGGCGCTGTAAGTACAAAGGCACCATGGGCACTACCAGTTCTGGTTGCAGACACCATATTAGCCGCTGTATTAAAATCTGAATATGCAACACTACTGTTAAGGTCAACAGCCCCAGGAAGGAGTTTTATAACCTTGTTAGCAGTAAGGTTTGATACAGCAGTAAGCGGATAAAGAGCCGTAGTTTGTCCAGTATAACCAAAAGATATACTAGTACTAGAACCTATTGGCTGTGTGTTAACAACAGCAAAACCACCACAAACCAAAATGTTAGCAGGAAGTGTACCAAGGCTTATGGTAGTATTTCTTGTACCACCATCCACAGACTGCTTCCATGTAAACTTCTGAATTCTTTTAGATGCAAAAGATCTATATTTTTTCGTAGCCATTTTAAAATCTCCTATAAATTATAAATTAAAAAACTATAGAATCTTTTCCAACAGAACCCATATAGCTGTTAAGCGTAGACACTACGTTAGCAAGCTGACCAGCTGCCGAAGGAATAAAAATTTCAACAGTAACAGGCGCTCTCCTAACTCTATCGTCAGCAGCTTTGTATTCAATTTCACTCTCTATGATAATAGTGTGATAAGTAGAACCAACAACAGCACTAATATCGGGTTTCTTAACAGGAAACAAAGTCTGGTTAGTAACACCCTGATAACCAAGAGCGGCTTTTTCACGATCTCTAACCTGAAACCAGTTTCCAGCACCTTTAACTGTGGGGGTATGAGTCCATGTTCCGGGAATATTAACCCAACCAGTAGATTCTACAGAAGCCAACACCGGCACAAAATGTACTGGGATATCAGGATCTATATCGTTTACTGAAGTTGTAGATTCCGGAATAGCAAGGGCTGTGAGTGTAAACGTACCACTGTTATTGCTAGCAGTCACCCTACGACCACTGTGTTTATTAACAACAGCAGCAAGTTTTGCAAAAAGAGCGTCAGAAGTTGTTTCTGAACTAGTAGCAATATACCTATAAGTATGAGTAAACTGTCCGGGATGTTCTACCATGTCTTTGTAGATAATCCTAAGAACATACTCTTTTCCTGCCACAGGTGTAATACTGTGTGCAAAAGATGAAGACTGTTGAGCACGAGCCGTATACGGTGTCCCAACATAAGATTTAACATATTTGCCCATAATGGGGGCAGACCATTTTATGCGTCTAGTTGTAAGTGAATTACCATTAGCATCGGCGTAAGTTACTGTAGAACCAAGACCAACACCAATGTAGATAGTATCAGTATCTTCAACACCAATAGAACCCTCTACAAATTTCTTGTTCTTGTCTGCTACAAAAACTTCACCATCAGCTAAGTTTCCGGCACTCCCATTCAAAGAATAGATTACCAAACTAGCTGTCCTGCTTATGTTCTTTCCAACTATAACGCTATGAACTCTATCAATCATTTTTAACTTGTTAGTTAGTTATTATTTACTTTGCAGTAATACAGGGACAGTTGTGATTTTACTATCCCTAAGACTAACAAGTCTTTGGGATAAAGTTCTTCTACTTTGCTTATTAGCATTTCCACGTCAAACTCTCCCTTTTAATTTGGCAGCAGTGTATATACAAGTCGTAAATAAAGCTGCCGTTTATTTACTGTTTATTTTACAAGAAGTTCGTTAGGCACATCTGCCTCATCAGAAACGTCTTGTTTTTTAAGTTTTTTAGCTTTAGAAATGGCTTTTGCAGCTGGAGATTCTTCTTCCTCGTTTATTTCTGCAGACCTGTCTACCATAGAAAATTCTGGTTTACCAGCAACTTCTCTGTCTATAGCAACCCTAATATCTTGGTTTGTTGGGTTTTTAAGGTAAGCAACGGCACCGTCTTTACTATTACCAAGTATTTCACCACCGTATCTATACATTCCACCAGATTTCCTTATAATATTTTTAGATATTGCAGTCTCTAGCAAAACATATAGCTCCCTATCCTTATTATCAACCCACTTATCAAGAAATCTTTCAGGATTACCTTCAATAAGGTCATACAAAGTGCTTTCTATAATCTCGGCAGAAGAACTTTCTGAATTATAGCCATACAGACGTAAACACTTACGCATATCGTCCAATGACATTTTTTCAAATTCCACCGCAGCCCTTCTCTTAATTCTATTAAACTTATTGGCTTCCTTAGCCTCGTTTGTTTTATCAATCATTACATAATTTGCACCAGGCTTTACTTCTGAGATAGAGGCTTGGACCCTCTTATGGTTCTTGAGAAACAAATACTTTAATTCATCTGACGGGTATGAAGTGTCTAAATACAAATCCTTACCGGTCATAGGTATAACAAAACTTTCCCAATATGCAGAAGAGGGTCTTAAATCAAGTCCCAGTAAATTTCCAAGCCTTTCAGCATCTTCTGGCGTCAATCCAGTATAAAGTGCACCAGAACGTGTGTAATATGTGCCTAGGTATTCTGTACAATTTTTGTACCTAGAAAAACCTGACCAACTATTCCTGCCCAGTGGGCGTACAACTACTATCATTTTATTCTATATTTAATTATTCAGCGTCGCAAATAAGTTCACCGCAAGTTGTCGGATCTTTAATAGCAAGTATCTGCTCTGACAAAAAGTGAACCTGATAACCATCTCTGGCGTTCGAACGAAGATTGTTAATAGAATTCGAGAATCCCTGAGGACCAACAGATCCACCAGTGTACCAAGTAACAAGTTCCCTACCCTTTTTAACAACTTTAACAACGTTTGATTCACCATCTCTCATACCGAAGTTAATAAACGTCATTCGGTAAGATTCGAGAGGTTTACCAGATATAGGATGAAGCTTCCTATTATAAACAGGATTGTCATACAGCGGGAAGTGTTTAAGTGTAAGTTCTACACCGTTAAGTCCCTTGTAGGTAACAAACTGTCCACCAAGAGCAAGTTCCTGTCCACTACCAGTTATAAATTTGGAATCAACCAATGTATAAGCAGAAGCTTTTTCACGAAGAACTCTATCAAGTTCTTTCATTGCCATTTCACCACAGAGAGCAACAAACTTACGTTCGCCAAATCCCAGGATGTTGTATGAAAGATCGCCAAGATAGGTATCAAGTGTATCAAGAGTCAACTTTGTATAATAACGCCTATTTGAAGGAGAAATCTGCTGAAGAAGCCCAGCCCCAATAGGAACAGGGCGTCCGTTAGAACCAATAAGAGAAATAGAGCCGTCAGTATTCTTATTGTATTTAGAATAAACAGACATTCTATCTATTCTTTCATACCACTGCCTCCAAGCTGTCCATTCCTGATAAGGAGCCCAATAACGAGTGGCTTTCTTAGTCTTGGGGTCTCTGAGTTCAATGACCATAACATCGCTGAAAACAGTACCCGTAATGTCGTAAGACATACGCATAGTTGTAAGCTGATTACGCAGCTTAAACGGTGTGGCATAGTTTACAAAGTCGGCTTCTTCGCTGTATTCTTCGTAAGCAGAACCAAGTCTACTAACCTGTTTACCGGCAGCCAAAAGTGAAGGCGGAATATAAGATTCAACCTGACCATCAGCTACTACAACTTCATACACCCAAAGAGAACCGTCCTGATAAGGCTCGCCCTTAACCCTAACCTGATATTCTTTGTCGTCGAATTCAAGTACTGCACCAGGGCCAAACCACTTTTCATCTAACCACAACTGAATAACAGATCCGCCAGCACCGGGAGTATCTGTAGCAGAAATAGATGCTCCCTGCCATTTAGCATCCCTAATTGTAACGGCCTTGTCATGTTCAATCATAACCGGCCATTCAAACTCGCTGTTTTCAACAACCATGGTTCTTCCCATACCCTGAGTAAGATAGTCGAGGATATTTCCCTGATCAAATCTACCAAAAATATAGGATATGACTGTTGACATCTGTGCGGGCTGTGTAAGTAGAGCGTTTGAAAGCAAATTAGAATCTGCTAGTCCTGAGTTCCATTTAGTTCTATACAGTACTAGACTGTTTAAAAGATTATTTTCCATATACTAATACATTTCTTGTGTTTTTGTTTTTATTTATTGAAAAACCTTCCAAGATCACTAAGCGAAGTGCTACTTTCGCCACCGCCAGATCCAGAGCCCTTCATTTTATTTGAAGTTCCCTTGTTTTCCTTTATTTTTTGCAGTAGTTTCTTAGTAGCATTACTCTCAGCCTTCTTTGAAACGTCTTTAAATAATTTGTCTTTATATTTTAGAAACATTGCTGTTTCTATTAAATTTCTTACTCCGTTTTTATTATATTCTTTCTGGAACTTTGTCTGACCGTCTGCAAGTGGTTTAAATAAATCGTCGTAAAGTTCTTTCTTTTCTTTATCAGTTAATTGATAACCGTAAAAATCGGTTGTGTTTTTCAACTCTTTATTTACGTTATTAATAAACTCGAGTTGTTGTTTTTTTATAATTTTGTTATAATTTTCCTGCTCTTCTAATAGCTTTTTCTTAGTTTCTTCCCTTCTCTGTACTAGTGTTTCTAAAGCATCTCTTGCCTCGTCCTCTAGTACTCCGGCGGTTTCATATCTGTCTACAACCTTGTTAATTTTTTCAGCAGAGTACCCAAGATCTTTTAAGTTTTCCCTTATAACTTTTTTCTGATTTTCTTCGTCATCAAGGTCTATGTTTTTAAAATCAACTTCTCCACCATAAACGGTTTCAACGAAATCCTTAAGACTGCCACCGTTTTCAACAAATCTAGCAACCTCCTCAACTTCTTCGCTTGGATATTCTGGTCTAGAATTTTCTTCAACTGTTTTCTTTATAAGTTCAACAACATCAGAAACCCCTTCAACCTTTAGGTCTTCATCTATTTCCCAACCAAGTTCTTCAGCAAGTTTAGAAACAAAGAATTCGGCTATTTCGCTTTCATACTCACCAAGCTCGGAAGATTTTTCTTCATCAGAACCCTCATCAGATTCTTCTCCCTTACTTTTACCCTCGTCATCTTTCTCGCTGTCTTCTTCGTCTTTTTCTTCTGAGTCTTCTAATTCCTCATCTTCCTCTTCTTCGTCTGTTTTCTTAGTTGTTTTTTGAGCAGTGTCTTTCTTTGAAGAAGCGCTTTTCTTTTCTCCTTCTATTTCTTTTTCAACTTCCTCAGGATCCCTATATTCTATATTATCGTCGGGATTAAAACCGGGGGAATCTTCGCCGGCAAGAGGCAGTAAATCTCCTACTAAATCTTTGAGACCAAATT